GTCTGTGGACAGGAGAAGCTCGTCAACGGCGCGGTCAACGTAGTAGAGACGCGCATAAACATCATATTCCATAAAGTCGGCATCATAAGATACGGTAACAAATTCATCACCTGTTTCCTCATCATAATGAAGCAAAAGCGTACCAATAACTGTGGTGGACATAACAGACTCCTGTCAAAGGGGGTGGACAGGAATGTTTTACCTACAGAGTATGACTTTTAAAAGACATACTCCCCCCTAAATGTGGGTCTGCCCCGCACCATTTCTGCCAATTCCGGTGGCATGAGAAAACCATCCTCGTCAAATGACAAAACCACAAACCCGGGGCAAACACGGGTCGGTGCGCCCTCGGTATACTCAAAAGCTGGAGAAAGCGGGTCACCTAGCATTCCGGTCTCAACGCCGTAATGGGAGCCGTTACGGTTGCGGACTGCGGTAATCTGAAGCTGGTGGGTGTGGTTGGTCACAATGCTGACACCTGAATGCAAAGCGTTGTTCCAGCCAGTGTGAATGCCGCCCCTAAACCGGTGACGTATCTCCACATTGTTAATGACGGTAGCCCAACAAAATTTCCAATTTGGGAAACGGTCTTTAATGGAGCCGGTGTATTCTTCCAACTCGGATGCGTTGTTGGCAAGGTAATTGTCAAAGCGTATATCATGGTTGCCCATTGTCCAAATCTGTTCTGGCGCGTTGGGTAACATCTTGAGGCACTTGTGTGCCATCTCAAGTTCTTCTGACACACTAGGAGCTTTGGCACCAAAGAATTTGCCATGGCGTGACACACGCGCTCCATCCAGTATGTCACCGTTTAACACTATGGCATCTGGTTTAAGTTTTTTGGCAATCTTGCAAAAGGCTTTCCACATAATAGGTGGTTCGCCGGGCCAAAAGTGCGCGTCACCACCAATGATAACAGTCCTGATTGGTGTTTCTGGGTTGTAAAATTGCGGCACAGTCCAAGTGGCTGGCGCGTCCATATAAATTATTCTGTTATTGCCGTGGTGTTTAGGAACTTCTTTTAAGTCAATAAGAAGCCCGGGGTATCTTATCTTTGCCGCCTTCATCTGCGTTTGGGCTGTTGTTCGGGGTATATTTAAGTGCCTTGCTGTTGCTGATACGTTTTTGCATGAATTGAATACTTTAATAAAATTAAGCAGGTATTCATCAGAGTGTTTCATTTTCACTAGGCTCCGTTGCGTCACTGTGGATAAATAAATATTTTTATTATCCCACTTGCAAGGTGGTTATACACTGTGTTATAAACAAGTCAAGGGCCGCTCTGTCCCCCGACCACTGGGTTGCACTCCAGTGCCTAGCTTGGTTAACCAGTGCTAGGTTTGGATTCCGTGGCGAGTAGAAATCGGGTAATGGCAAATTTTTATAAAGGTAAAATGACATGAGTGAATATAAACCATATGACGGCTTTGAATGGATGCAGGCAACAGAAACAGAATTGTTGCTTAATAAAAACTATAAACTGTTAAGGCGCAACGGTGAACTTGCCAAAGACCTTGGGCAAAATAAAGCATCATTAAAACGTGCAACAGAAATGATTGAGCGTTTGTGTAATGCTTTGGCTGATTGTGACCGCCCTGACGACAGTCTTGTCAAGGAAGCGCGGATTTATTTGAGCATATTAACCTATGGCACGGATGAACTATACAAGGTGCAAGATTACAAGGACGGCAATACCGTGCCAGATAATTTTTATAAAGAAATGAAAAAAGCAGAAGAAGATGAAATTGCAGAGTACCGGGCTACAAAATCTCGTGTAGTAAAAGAAAAAGCAAAAAAGAGAAAAAAGAAATGAACTGGCAACCAATTGAAACCGCGCCAAAAGATAAATTGGTTTTAATTTCTTATTACTGGAAAGAAGGCCAATATTTTTATGAAGAAAATGAAGAGTGGTCCATTACTCTCGGAATTTATAATGGCGGAAGATATTTAGACGTGGCGCATTTAGACTTGCAAGAAATGGACGCTGTTTGGCAGCCGTTACCGGAGCCAATGAAAGGAAAAATAAAATGATTAACAAACGTCAACTTTTGCTTGGAGCGGGGTCAGTACTGGCTGCGTCAACTCTGCCTGCCATAGCCCATAAGAATGCGGATGGAGTGGCACTGAAAACCATAGAGCATCCAAAGCCATTCTTTGAGGTGTTATATGCTCCACTGGATAAATCATCCCCCCTACGCGACACGCCTTGTGCTGTATACCGCGAAATGAATAACAATGGCGGCCATGTAGAAATGGCATTTCTCGGTCGGTTTAATTATTGGTTTAATAAGGACGGAACCAATTTTGTGGACTTCAAGTTGATTGTGCAGGAAAAAGTTTCGGTGGCGGCATGGCGGCCAGATGATGTCACAAGGGAACAGAAAGAAAATTTGCTTAAATATTACAAAGAAAACGGTGTGACTGTCGCGGAAATGCCAGAAGATATGTTAAAAAAACATTTGAGCAAGTTGGAGCAATATGGCCCAATGAATGCCAAAGACATTAAATACTGGGATAACTGGCTACAACATAACACAGAGTATCAAAGGTTGATGATGGCATGACACATCCACTCGGTATTCCACTTATAACGCTTGCATATCATGCGAGGCGGCAAGAAGCCAGACTAACGCTAGAGAAATGGGATGAGATCCGTAAGCGTGAGGCGCGTGAAATGGAGTATTTAAAAACAACACGCCCGGCATTTAATCATGGGCTTTACGGCAAAGATTACGGACATAGGAACAAAAAATGAATGTATTAAATATAGAAGAACATGAAAATGGCGGCGCAACAATTGAATTTGAATGCAGCCAAGAAGAATTAGTGCATCTGGCGCGTCAAGGTCTTAAATACCTAATTGCTGACAAATGTGGTATGTTAAACAATTACAGCAAAATGAGAGACGCACTGCGGATGTATGCCGACTCCGGCTACAACACCGCTAAAAAAGTATTGGAAGAATGCAATGAGATTTAATTATGAAGAATACTGCCTAGCTTGGCTGGCAATGATTATTGGCACGGCTTTTGTATGGCCCGTGTTGGGGTTTTTGTGGCACATCATGTTGCACGGTGCGCCGAAATTAAAAGAGGAGTATAAATATGATTGGAATGGTTAAGAAGCGCATAAATGATTTGGAAATTGAAAAGGCAGAGTTGGAGCGTCAAATTGACACGCGCCCTACCCTGCGGGATCAGTTTGCCATGGCGGCGTTGACAGGTTTATTGCCAAAATTAAAAGATGTTACAGCCACGCAAATGGCTGCAATAGCATACCACCAAGCAGACCGTATGATGGAAGCTCGGAAACAAAAAGGTGACTGATGTGTGTAAGGCCAAGTAAAGCTACGGCGGAACGTAAGAAAAACTTAGAATTGCGGTTATTGCTTCTGGATTCCATTCAAAAAGCGGTCAGCCGCAAACTTACGGACAAAGAATTGGACGCTCTTGTAGAGGGCGTTGAAAGGGAACTTGCTAAGATGCGTAAAAAGGAGCAGGCGGATGTCACGCCCTGAAGATGTTAAAGATTGGGCCTTTGTAGTTGCTTTCTACATTTGGCTCATGGCTGTGTTTTATGTGATTTTCTTTTCATGAATGAAGAACAGTTGCATTATCTCGGCAATTATGGGCAGTGCAAACTTGCTAAATGCCTGTGTATTGACCATGATACTCCACGCTATGGCGGCGCTTGGGGCGGTTTAGCTTGCCCCGACTGGCAACCCATTGGCGCGGTTTCTATGGAACAAATGGTTGAATATGCTAAGAAAAACTATAAGAAAGCACAAAACACCAATGCGGCGTAAAAACAAAACAATCCCCACGAAAGCACACCCCTTGGTCCAGCAAATCTTTATGATGATGAATGAACAAGGGAGAACATACCAAGAACTTGCCGACAAGGCTGGGGTGAAGCCCCGCGTTTTGGAAAGGTGGCGCTTGAATGTTATGCCACAATTGCATACATTGGAGCTTGTCCTTGGCGCGTTGGGGGCAAATTTAGTAATATTTAAAGATCACGGCAAAAAAGATGAGCGGAATACTTGACCTAGACGGTCACTCTTATGACATTGACCAAAACCTACGGGAGCTGGACAGGGCAGACTGTGAGGACAGCCTTTACACTTTTCTTAAAAACGCATGGCGCTATATAGACTCAAGCGCATTTACAGACGGTTGGCCTATTGAGGCCGTGGCAGAACATCTCCAAGCCGTGGCAGACGGTGACATCCGCAAGCTCATTATTAACATTCCGCCCCGCTGTTCCAAATCATCTTTGACATCCGTGGCATTTCCAGCATGGGTTTGGGCTCAACCTTGGTCCGGCCCAACATCTGGCCCGGGTGTTCAGTTTCTTCACGCCTCATACGCCCAACAGCTTTCACTGCGTGATTCGGTTAAGTGCCGCCGTCTTATTGAGTCCCCTTGGTATCAGTCATTATGGGGAGAAAGGTTTAAGTTAACCGGTGACCAAAATACAAAAACCCGCTTTGACAATGATAAAAATGGGTCCCGCCTGTCAACCTCGGTGGGATCAGCTCTCACCGGTGAAGGGGGCAGCATCATTGTGGTTGACGATCCGAATGCTGCACAGGAAGCCTTTTCGGAAGCCACTATTACGGCAACCATTGAATGGTGGGACTCTGCCCTTTCAACCCGTCTTAATGACCCAAAAACTGGTGCATTCATTGTCATCCAGCAAAGATTGTCTGAAGAAGACCTTACGGGCCATATCATGTCTACGGATGAAGGCGAGTGGACGCATCTCTGCCTCCCAATGCGCTACGAATGGCAAAGGCATAGTTATTCCCGCTTTGGCGGTGTTGAATGGAATGACCCTCGTGGTTTGGATGATGAAGGGGAGCCGTTAGTGCTTGTTGGCCCAAGCGGCGACCGCATGGCGCGGGACTTTGAAGCTCAACAAATATTAGAACAAAGAGAAAACAGCCTGCTTTGGCCGGAACGGTTTGGGGAAGAGGAAATAGTAATCTTGGAAAAACGTCTTGGCCCGTGGGGCGCAGCCGGGCAATTGCAGCAGCGGCCCGAACCAAAAGGCGGCGGTATCATTAAGCGCGAGTGGTGGTTGCCTTGGGAAGAGCAGAATTACCCCAATATGGACTATATTGTGGCCTGTTTGGACACTGCGTACACCACAAAAACAGAAAATGACCCCTCAGCTATGACCGTTTGGGGTGTTTTTACCTCGGACACGCTGGCAACCGCGCCAACAATGGCTGCGGGGCGGCACCAAGGCCGTGTGGAAATGTATCGTCAGCACAATGAAACCAACCCACGCGCCATACTGATGAACGCTTGGCAGGGCAGATATGAACTACATGACCTTGTGGCAAAGGTGGAAGACACTTGCCGGACTATGAAAGTGGATGTGGTCCTGATTGAAAACAAAGCGGCGGGTTATTCCGTGGCGCAGGAAATGAAACGCTTGTTTGGCAACTCAAAGTTTGGCATCCAGATGTTTGACCCCAAGTCTATGGACAAACTGGCGCGGCTTTATTCCGTCCAGCATTTGTTTGCCGAGGGTTTGGTTTATGCCCCTATCCGACAGTGGGCAGAAATGGTAATAACGCAAGTTGGTCAGTTCCCTAAAGGGAAACATGACGACTTGGTGGATACTGTCAGCATGGCAATGCGCCATCTCCGTGACACGGGCGTGTTGATTCGGGGGTCTGAATGGTCTGCTGAAATGGAAGCTAATTTGGCGTTTAAAGGCAAAGGTGCCTTTGAACCGCTATATCCGGGGTAAAAGAGGGCGTTATGACACCAGTTCTTGCTTCAGCTATTGTGGAT